AATAATAAAGAGACATGAGGGCAGCTGCAATAAAAGGTTGGCACCATTTATCCTTTCGCACCATAAGTTCATCAAGTGCCTGAAGACATCCTTTGATCATCCAAAAAGAGAGTTGATCACGAAGTGCTTCAGGACCTTTGATACCAGATTGATTCCACTCAGTAGGTTTCATAAAATGACAAGCTTTATTCATTCCAGAAAGAATGATTCCCTTTGAGAGTTTTTCATTCTTTGGAGTATAATCATAAAATCCCGTTAAAATTCCAAAAACTTTTTGCTGCTGTTTTTCTGTTGCTTCAGCAGAATCAAAGGTATCATAAGATTGTTTGATTTGATCGAGATCATCATACTCATATGTGATAGTAATCAGTTTTTCTGGAAGATAATCCGATCCTTCTTTCTCCCAATTAAGTGCTCTGGTATTTCCATCAACTCTAAATATCATACCTTTTGAATATAGTTTTCCAGCAACAGTGCAATCTTTGGTTAAACGAACCAAATGCACTACACAGTGTTCTGCTCTAACTTCTTTAAGATGTCCTCTTGCCTTTGACAATCGTGCTTCAGTGTCTCGTTGACAAGGAACCTCTGGTAGGTTTAAAAATTCTTGCAGCGGATAATCGCAATTCACGGTAATATTACCCGTGAAATCTTTAGTTTCAATCATGTTTTTCTATATTAAAATCAACAAACTATTCACTAACTCTAAAGAAAGTGCCGTGTAAGGACGGGGCGTTTGTTGCTTTACTCAAATATCATAGCATAAAAAAGCACCCTGTCAAGGGTGCTTGTAAGTTCCGACTTTTGAAGCGACCGCACGAAAGATCGCAGTATTATTTATTCGGTTTCCTGGGTCTTTCCTTTCTTACCAATATTATATTTCTGCTCCAGAACCCAGTCTGCCTTATCCTTGTATGCCAAGACTTTGATCTGGTTCAAAGGAGCAATATCAAGAACAAAATCTTCCTTGACAATACCAATCAGGCCCCAATCAGCAAGAAGACGCACAATACGATTACGTCTCTGAACATCATTCACAGTTAGGTTGGCGTGTTTGCCATCCAGGGCAAACAGTTCCTTAAAGTGAACGATAAAATATCTTCCCTGCTTGTGCAGGATATGGCAAGACTGATAGAGTTTCTTCTCTTTCCTTGATGCTACTCCAATACGGGTCAGTGTCTCACGAACTTTCAGGAAGTCATCAGGTTCATTCAAAATCACTTCGATCATTTGGTCCTGAGACCACTGTACCGTAGGTTCAACAGTACTCATTTTGTTCCTCCAGTGTCAAGTCGTTTTTTAATAAAGTTAAGTTGTTCTTGTGTAAGAATTTTCAGAGCCTGAGATGCCTTCTCGTTACTATAGCCATAGTATTGTTTGACACATTCTAAATCCTGGACTTTATCCTTTCGGAGCCAAGGAGAGAATCTCTTTCTTTTCCTCAGACTATTTAGATAAAATGAATATTGCATATCTTTGTCAATGTGATGGTGGAGGTTCATCTCATTGGCAAACATAATACAGTCAAGGTGCCCAGAGAGACAACGATTGACAATGTATGGGGGGTATTGTTTAACGATATCGGGGTTTTCTTTAATAAGGTTTTCCTTATTAAAGTTTATTGAGTTCAACCAGTCTTTGAGTTCCATTATCTAATAATTTGAATGTCATCATCTTCTGTCCAGAGTTCAACCTTGGTCCTGAACCGACCTTCTTGCTTGAGTTTCTCATATCGCTTGGTTGCTTTCTTCTTCCACCAAGCAATGATGTTCTCCAGATAGAACTTGTCCCAGTTAGGGCCACGAACCAGTTCATCTTGCTCTTCCATAATCACTTCACGGACATTGGAATATCCATAGTCAGAGATATAGAACCTCTTCTTCTGAGTAAGTCCGAATGCCATATTGATGACATCATTAAACTCTTTCAACTTGTCCTGATCATGCAAAGAGTTCTTGATGATGGAGATCATCTTAGTTTGCCGTTTCATCTTCTTAGAAGATGCTCTGTTGTCCGTCAAAGGCGTATTGTTGTTCAACAGGGTAAATCGGTCGTGGAGACGGTGAAAGACCTCCTCATGGAGCAGAGGGAGGAACTTACTCTCCGTAAGACCCTTGTACCTCATAAAGGGTTTGAGGCCATCATATTGTGAGGCATCGGTGGTAGACCCGTAGAGAGATGTTGTCTCAAAGAGGGCAATGTCCTTCTCAAATACTTCGTTCAGCGTCTCACGGGCATAGTGGGAGCAGCACAGGAGTGCCAATAGTTTACCGCCAAGATAGTTGTATCCAAAAGGTTGAGATGGCACAATCACAAATCCCATCGCAGCATGGCGATTGAATACAGATAGATTAGGTGCCTTACCTAACCACAGATTTCTAGGCTTTGAATTAATAGTAGGAGAACCAAAGCGAATGAATCCAAGACACCGTTGAGTATTCTTTTCAAAGATCATCCAACGAAGTTCTCTGCCAGGAATATTGCTTTCGTTGTTATGTGAAGAAACTGCCCTCAACAGATTGCCATAGTGTTCTTGTGGTACTGCCTGTTGAAAGCGAGCACCAACAAACTTAATATCAAACTCCATCTCATTAGGATGAATATCTTCATTGAAGAACTCATCCTGAAGTGGAGTAAGTTGACTTGTCTGAGAGATGACTTCTTTTTTCACATAACGAAGGTAATCCTCAATAGAGGAAAAGTTTTTGAAGTAATCAATAAATTCATTTGCTGCCCATACAGCATCATCCTCAGATACAATCATCATAAAATAAGTTTCTTACTTGGAGTTTCAATTGGGGAAAAGATCTTCTTATAATTGTCTACGATCTCTTCTCTTGTGTCAATCAGATAAACAATATACTGCTTATCAACTTTAATACTCTCATCTTCTTTTGAGAGAACTGACCAAGGTGCAAATCCAATCTGGCCTTGAGCACTGGGAACTGCAACAAGAGGATTTTCAACCATCACATAATCATCAGTCTCTTCGACCAAAGTGAAGATTACTTCTTCACCGGTGTTCATTCGTAATACCTTAATGTCCATAATCAATAAAATTTAGATTCATTTTCGAGTGTTGAGTGGAGAAGAACTCCATCTACTTTATCAAGTAGTTCCTGCATACCACTATGTAGGAGACGATATCCAGTTCCAACATATAACTGACCAAACACAACTGCGACTGTAGCAGCTCCCCAGAAATAATAATAAAACCTAGACTTGACTTGGGCCTTCAGTTTCCTTTTTTTCATTATAAGTAATAATAATTTGTTTTGATGAGATTCCTTGGGAGTTCAATGTTTCTTTGTACTCAACTCTACCGCCAAGAAGTTGGACTGCATCGCGGAGATTGTTTGAGGCAACGATTTGATCTGCTTGTTCTTGAGTAATCCTATACATTAGTAAGTTTGTCAATGTACTGATAAATCAAACTCCACCCAAATTCATAGGTGTCACCATTCTCATCTTGAAGAAAGAATGGAATGTTTGGATGGAAGTATTTAGCCCGATAATAATGGTTGATTACATTATAGTCATCATCCACACACCGTTCGTGTTCTAGTTGTTCTTCCGTCATTTGAATTCACACTCCACCATAAGTTCAGTCAGGCAAGCAAGCATGTTTATTTCTTGATCTGCCACAAATGCCATTTGATACTGATACTTAGCAAGAGTAAGAACAGCAGCAGGAATACTACTCGGAGCCATGGAATCATAACAAGCATCGTAAATACGACGCAGAAGTACAGAAGTATCATTGTCCAAATTATTGACGACCCACTTACGTACCTCAGGAAAGTCCTTTTCCTTAAGTTTCTTAACCAAGTCATTGACCTTGACATCAGAGAATGTAGCGAGGATACCTGCATCAATTTTACCTCCAGCAGAATATCGTTGACACTCATTTAAAACACGACGCCAATCTGGGAAGTGCTTATTAATAAGTTCTACCAGGACCTTGTTATCATATTCAACACCTTCTGTATCCAAGATTTGTTGGATGCGTTGAAAGAAGGATGCCGCAAGTTTTGGTTTGCTCTTAGAGTTACTGGAGAAATCGATACAGGCA